CCACATCAATGCCAACAAGGGATCGTGTGGACATAGCTGTGTGAACGGCAAACCAATACTCCGTAACAAGCCTGTCATACGCTTCCTTGCAAGTACGCTTATCCAAATTACTGATCTTCCTTTCCGTAGGCATTCCCATTGAGGAAATAGGGAATAGGAACATAGCTTCAGGATTAAACTTACTCCATTCAATGATTATTGCCCTCATCATTTTACCGCCATCACCTGAAATATCCAAGCCAAAGTCTCTTGGATGGACTCCGTATTCTAAGCAATCTCTAACTACTTGCATGGCAATGCTTTCTTCAAATACTTCACCCACAGATGAGTTGTATTCTTTAGTTCCAAGGTAAAAACCTACGTTTCTACCAGTATCATTTTGACCAAATCGGCAAAAACTAGCCGCACATCTATCTCCTCCTGCTGTAAATGCAGGGTCAAAGCCACAAACAACTTTTGTTCTATTGCTCCAAACAGGTTCAAAAGCAATATCGCACCCTTGAATAAACTGTTTTGAGAAGATTGTAAGTTCTACAGAGCTATCAGGCCACCATCCATAGACATTTCTCCAGTATTCTAGGGCATTTTTATTGCCATAGCATCGTTTTAGGGTTGCCGCTTCGCCAACAATAGTCAAAAACCTATCAAAAGGCGGTATTTCCGCATCAGGAACCTTAAAATTTGGGCTATCTTCACCAGAAAGATGCAACGCAACGCCAGTTCTGGTTTTCCATTTATGGGTATATCTGTTTACAGATTCCCATTCCATAGGATCATCTGGCTGGCATAGCTCGGTATGGGGATTGTTGGCAGTATTAGATGGGTTAGCCATTCCTCCAAAGATAAAATCAGGATTAGCACCAAGATTGACGCGAGTATCCAAGGCATAAAGATCCATTTCGGCTAATTCGTCCAAGAAAAGTCTCATTCTGGCATTTTTACGACCTCTTGTATTCTCAACAGAACGCTTGCCTTCACCTCCACGGGGAAATGCAAGGGCTTTAATGGCATTTGTGTAGTCTCGTTCAGGGTCTTTTGTGTCAATTGACTCAAAAACAATCATTCTTCTATATTCGACAAGATTACCAATCTGGTTATCTTTTCCGTATTTAGCCTGAATATTTCTCATTGCAATCCGATAAAGTGTGCAAACTTTACCCCACAATCGGTCTTCAGAAGCATCCAAAGATGTGGAAGCAACGTATGTTGAGGTGCAATCAGGAGCGCAAAGCCAATCAATCACAATACAAGCCGCTACAGAAAAGGTTTTTCCGCTAGATGCACACCCTGCAATGCCCCAATCGTTCTCATTGCAAAATAAATCAATGATGTCTAGGGCATAATTATTGGCTATTCCTTGTGATTGAAGCAGAACATCGTCTCCATAGATCAATTGAAAGCAATTGACCATATGTTGTGCAGGGTTTTTAAGCTCTGTATTTTCTAGTTTGATGCCCATTTTTATACGCTCTCGCCTTCCAAACTCTCCGCGAGTTAATCGGTATGCCGTTAATTCACGAATGAATTGCGGAACACCACCAAGAAAATCAAGTCCGTATGTAGTATCCTTTGGAGGATCAAGACAAATGCCATTGTAGTCCATGAACTTTTACTATTGACTTATTTTATAAATTAATACAAGCATTAGGTTCACATGAGACTCAAAGATAAGAACGGGCCTATACCCGGAGGACTTTGGTATGAATATAGCGACGATAAAGGAAATACTTATCGCGTTAATGGAATGGATACAACTTTTGGAAGACCTTTTACCCAAAAAGTATCTAGCGATATGACAATTAACAATGTTCAAGTGCCTGATAATTTAGAATACTTGATTGAACAGCAAATTTGCAGTAGGATTTCTAGCCAATACTATTGGCAAGAAGCAGGAGACAAAGTTGCAAACGTGATTCATCGTTTTGCAAACCTTGGAGATCGCGTTGCGGCAAGCCTTGGGGTTCAAACAAACCTTGAGAGAGCCGCAAAGGGTTGCACCGCTTGCCAGAAACGCAGACAAGCAATGAATCAAGCTCTAGGCTAAAATGGCAAAAACCAAAAAGATCGTAAATCGTGAAGGAGTCTCCAGTTGGGGATTCAACACAATCAATTCTAATGGCGTTGCCCCTACGAGCCGAGTTCAAACTGCAAATGATGCGTTTACAATCTGTTGGAATCTGCGACTTGACAATGCTGGTCGTGAACGCAAATGGGGTCGCATTTACAAATGTTATAAAGGTTTTCCTCCTACCGATTATAGCCAAGTAGCATCCCGTCAACTATCTGGAATGAGCAATGTGCCATTCCGTCAGATGAAGTTTATTGTTGACAACCAAAAGTCTAGCTTTGTGGACATGGTGATGGAGCGCAATACTGCCGCAAATATCACGACCAAGTTGGGAAATCCTACAGAAAAAAAAGAATGGAGTGATCTTATCAGCTTGGGTTTTGATCGCATGCTCCGTTCGTGGAACAGCTACAATTATAATGTGGAACTTGATGTGGAGGAAATGACGCTCTACGGAAAGGGATTTGAGATTGCAGAAGATCGTGATGGATGGCCTACAAAGAGCTTTCATAACTCCAATGTTCTAATTCCAGATAAAACGTATGCAGACCTCACGAACTTGGGTGAGCTTTGTATCAAACGTAGCTACACCCCCCTTGAGTTCTGGCTCAAGATTACTGGAGGAGAGGAAGATCCAGTAAAAGCTGAACAACACGCTACAGAAATGGGGTGGAACTTTTGGGCTTGTGTGGATGCGCTTCGGATGTTCACAACGAACTATCGTAATACTTATACCAACACGGAATGGTTGCGTGATGTTGCTAGTGGGAATCTAAATTTGTCTCGTCTTTATACTCTTCGCATTGAACTTTATGAGCTTTACATCATGGAGTTCAATGGGAGCATTTCCAAAATGCTTCTCCTCCAGAATTATGGAGGTCTTGTTCTTGGGTACAAAGAAAATGGTCGCAAAGATTTGACAGAAGAAGAGTATCGTGATCAAACGGGATTCCTTTATTATCGAAAAGATTGGGTAGAAAAGGATGGTGATGGATGGGATGACATCATTGCTCCCATGTGTGACTCTACTGGAAGTGGTATTTGGCATGAAATTCAGGGTCTTGCCGAGGCAGTATTTATTCAATGCCGAGCCTATGACATCCATATGAATCGTTTCATGGATGCTGTTGATTGGAATACCCGTTTGATGTTCAAGGGTGGTTCTGCTGAATCCACAAAAAAATTGAAGCAGATGGAATGGCAACCTTGGATGGTTCTTCCACAAGATGTTGAACCTCAACAAATCTCCGTTAATATTCCTTTCCAAGAAGTTCTTGCTGGCATTCAGTTCTACCAAGCTGATCTCTATCGCGGGATCGGTGCTTACAATATTGGTCAAACAACCAAGGGTGGAAAACAACGCACTAAGGGTGAGGCTCAGCTTGATGCCGCTGAATCTGCAAAGCTCCAAGGTACGCAGATTCGCCGTTTTAATGATAACCAGACCCGCTGGCTCCGATTGCTTTACAAGCGCATGAGTAATACCAAGCGTGGTGGAAACGGCTGGAGACTCAAAGAAAAGTTTATTGACTTCATGGAAGAGAATGGAGTCCCTGAAGAGGCGTGGAAGTGGGAGAATATTGAGAATTTGGAAAGCAATATGCTGGCTGGATCTGGAAGTCCCTCCTACAAGCTGATGGCGGCTCAGCAGACTGTTTCACTCACGGGAATGACTCCAATGAATGATGGTCAAGCTAATGCCATTGCCGACGCGATTGCGGCCCTTAATGGTCGCCAAAACGTCAATCGTTACTTCCAACATACCAAGGTAGAGATTCCTGATGAGCAGGGCATTATCTCAATGGAGAATATTGGAATGACTGATCCAAAGGGCAACCCTGCCAATTTTAGGGTTTATCCTGATCAAAACCATGTGGAACATTTCAAGGGTCACTTTCAAGATGCCGCAACATCTATGCAGGAAGCCCAACAAGTTCTTCAATCTACTGGCGTTAATACCAAGGGACGCAATAGCCAGCAGAAAGAACAATCGGTTGATGATGAGGCATTTGAACTTCTTCGTGACATCTACGCTTGCCTTATGCGCTTCAAAGGGCCGCATCTTGTTGCTCACCTTGGATTTATTCAGAAAGATCCTTCTAAAAAAGAAATGGCAAAGCAATTTGGTCAACAGATGCAACAACTCCAACGTGGTGTTGATGAGCTTGGAAGTCAAGTTTCTCAAATGGCACAAGCTAAACAACAAGAACAGGGTCAGGGACAGCAAGACCCTCATACCATCAAACTACAGGCTCTTGTTGCCAAAGAATCCATACAAACCGATAGCCTTAAGAAGAAAGAAGACATTAAACTTGCCGCTCTCGCACAGAAGGCACAACTTCATAATGCAAACAGCATGGAGAAAGTGGCAACCGATCTTGCCACCAAAAGGGCAAAAGCCGCAAACGATATTCAAATTCGCAGAGCCAAAGCCGCTCATGATTCACAAGTTTTGCAAGACCAGCATGAGCAGGAAATGCAAAATCAACAGCAAATGAACGCTCAAGACACTATGGCTCAACAACAAGCCATTCAAGGTCAAGAAGCAGTAACACAAAGCAACCCGCAAATTGGACAATTAAATGGCTGATAAAAATACCACTAACCTTGCCGCCGCAATTATTAACGACCGACGCTACAGCGAACTTAAAACATCAATCTACGAGGATCTTGTAAACAAAGATCACGCAACAGTTGTTGCTGTTTTTAAGACACTTCAGGATTACGCTATTGATGCTGAAGATAATTCTTTCCATGCTGGCGAAAAACCAGCAATGATTACTTCAAATGTTGGAGGACATGAACTTGAGATCGACCCCGATCTTGATGATGCTCTTACACCTGAAGAAGTATCTCTTCGCAAATAAGTAACCACACAAAACCAAAAACATATGTCTGAAACCGCCGCTGTAGAAACCACGCAAGAATCTAATCTTACAGCCGAATCACAAGCTGACAAAGCCGCAAGAGATGCCGCAGTAAAACAAGCAGATACTTTTTTTAGGGCAAATATCAAGGATGCCCCAAAGGGAACTCCTGAAGACCTTTTCAAGAAGATGGCAGAAAAACTAAATCAGGATTCTTCTCAATTTCAGGAGAAAGTTGATGCGGAGAAAGATGCCTCAAAATCAGCGGAAATTAACAGAGTAGAGCCTGAAGTAAAGGCAACGCTTGTTGATGATGAGAAAAAGCCCGGTTTCATCAAGTCGCTAAAACAAACCAATGAACAACTTGCAAAGGAGGCCGCTGAGCTTAAGGCAAAAGTTGCTGAATACGACAAGGCTCAAAAGGAAATTGAAGAACTTCGATCCAAGATTGATGATAGCGAAAGCAAGAAGGAGGTTGAAAAACTCCGCAAAGAACTTGAACTTGCCATTAAAGAAAAACAAGAGCGTGAGGAAATTCTTACCCGCGATCTTGAAGAGGTCAAAAAGGCAAATGCTTTCCTGAATCTTCCAGCAAGTCCTGAATTTAAGCAGGAGTTTGATTCTCCTATTGTCAATGGATACAATCAAATCAAGATGATCCTTGGTGAAGACAACTCATCTATTACTGAATTTGCAAAAGCAGTTCAGGCATACGAGGCATCTCTCACTACTCAAGATCCCGCTGATAGGGCTAGACAACGAGAGACATCAAAGCAGACTCTTAATTATATTTATGAAAACCTTTCTCCTATGGAGCAAGCAAAGTTTAATCAAACTGCTTATGATGTTCTCAACAAAGTTGAAGCTAGGAATCTAGCAATCCAGAATTGGGAAATTACTAAAGCACAAGTCGATGAAGAAAAGGCTCGTCGTATTCAAACAACTAAATCCCAAATTGGAAAGCGTTGGCAGGATGCTTTTGCACAAGCCAAGCAACAGCTTGATGATTCTGTTAAATACAATGAGGAAATTGCAAAGATTATTTCCTCTTCAAAAATTGACGATGACACTACGGAAGATGAAATGATTGCTGAAGCCGCATTGCGCGAAAACAGCAATTATGCTCCAGAGCAAATCACTCGCGTTCTTATGCAGGGCGCAAAGTTCAAAAAGGCAAAAGCATATTCTTTTGCTCTTGAAAAAGAAAACTCTGAACTTAAAGAAACAATTAAAAAGATGAGAGGTTCTTCTACTGGAGACGGAACGATTGGATCTTCATCTGCTGGAAAAGCAAGCCAAGTCGAAGAGAGGACTCCAGAGGCTTTGTTTGCTAAATTCAGAAAATAAGTAATTTTATAGTTGACGGACTATTAGGAAACACCTAATAGTCCACACTATCTGGATTAGTTGGTTTTGATTAGCCAACTGCTCTCGGTGAAAGCGACGAGTCTGATAGCGTCAGACATAAATAAAAAGCGGGTCGCCAAACTGGAGAGTAGTGGGGTGATCAAAAACAACAAGCGATGGTTGCCAGATCGCAAACCCTAAACACATAATCGTGTTTCAAGAGGGAGCGATCC